TCCATTATCTTCTCTAGTTTTGCCTCCTGTCTTTGTTCTTCATTGGTAAATAAATCATCGTACGTAGGAACTCTTATGTCGTTTATGCTCTTTTTCGGCATTTAAGATGACCTCCTTTGTAAAAGCTTCATAAGCTTTAGTTGCTGCACCTTTTGGATCATATTGAAATATACTTTCTCCTATTCCTGTACTTTCTGCTGCCTTTGTACATCTTGGAATTGTTGTATCAAATACCTTGATATGCCCTCCAAAGTTTTCTCTAACTTCATGTGTGATTTTCTTTGATAGATTGGTTCTTTCATTTGTCATCGTAATCAACACACCTTCAATTTTTAAATCATGGTTAAGGTTTCTTCTAACCATATTAATTGATCTTAATAAGTCAGCCATACCTTCAACTGCATAAGGTTCTGCTTGTACAGTTATAACAACTTTATCTGAAGCAGTAAGAGCATTAATAGGTAGATTATCCAATGATGGATTTGTATCTATAATGACATAATCATAATCATCTTTTACGGTATCAATAAATCTTTTCAATACCGTTTCTCTACACATAGCACTTTCTAATTTAGAATTTATTCCTGCAAGAGAAATATTTGATGGAACAATATCAACATTTTCATTACTGTGAAGTATTAGTTGTTCTCTATCAAGTGGTATATCTTCAATAACTGATACGATAACATCCTTCATAGATAAAGGATATTGTGTACTGTCATAAAATCCAAATGCCTTTGTTGAATGTCCTTGTGGATCTAAATCTAACAGCAATACCTTTTTGTTATTTAATGCAAGACATGCACTTAAACTAACAGATGTCATTGTTTTACCTACACCACCCTTTTGATTTGCAATTGCTATTACTTCGCTCATTTGTAATCACTCCTATCTTTATATATAGCATTAAATTGACCTCCTTTCTTTTTTGCCAATCAATGATTGGCTATGTAAAAAAGCCATCTACTATGATGACTTTTATATGCTATCTTTCTTGTTGTTTATGTTTTGTATTTTTACTGTAGTCTTTTAATGGAACTTTCTTATCCATTACATGCTCCCTTATATTGAAAAATTCATCATGACTTTCACAAGCAATTATATAATCAAAACAAAATTTTCCTTTATCTGTCGATGGCTCAACAGTACTTAGATATCTTTTATCATTAAAAGCAGAATAGATAAAAGAATCACCAACCTTTAAATTTTTAGCAAGTTTTAGATTGCCTTCATAAAATAACACAAATGGCGGACATGAAACCTGCTTTAAAAAATCAGGATAATTACTATCAAGTATTGTTACGTATTTTGTTTTCAATACTCTTTTTAATTTAATAAATTCATTTTCATCTACAGGTTCTTTTGCCTTTAAAGATTCATATATTTTTTTAAAATCTCCTTCATGCTTCAATGAAAAATAAAGTAACACGTTATTCATATTCTTATCACCTCCTTTATATGAAAAAAGGAGATCCATTTTGAATCTCCTTTGCTTATTAAATTGTTTACTTAGTCCCTTTTAATTTCTAATATGTTATCTAGTTTGTTAGAAAAGCCCTATTTTTGTTAGATAAAAAGTCAAGAAAAGTTCCACACTTTGTTAGAAAGAAAAAAGGATATTTAATAAGTAATAATACCTATCAAACATCCTATTTTTAATAGAAAAACCAATAAAAATGGCGGCACTTATGGGATTTGAACCCATGACCTTACGCTTAGGAGGCGTATGCTCTATCCAGCTGAGCTAAAGCGCCACATCTTTTTTCTGCCCGTTATAGCTCATTTAGGCTAGATACTGCTCTACGCTTAGGAGTCAAGAATCATGAACGTTCAAAACCCGCATTATAGCGTTGCTTTTTAGGAAATAACTGGCTTTTGACTACCAATTTGACCACCATTAATAAATAGCATACCAATTTATATAACAAGGCAAATAGTTAAAAAATATTTACTATTTGTTTACAACAAATTTGTATTATTTATATCAAATAAGTATTGTATATAATACAAATTTGTATTATAATATAAGTGTAGAAAGGAGGATAGAGATGTTTGGAATTTATAATTTAAAAGATTTCTTGGAAACCCTAGCATACGTTGTAGCGATCGTTCTAGGAATCAAAGAAATCTTAAAAGACAGGAAAGGGAATTAAAAAATCCCTCTTCCGTTTATATTATATTCCACATCAAAATATTATGCAAGGCGGATTAATAGCGGTATTGGTAATTTTATTTATATGTATAAAAAATAGAAAGGAAAGATAGAAATGGAAGATTTAAAACAATTCATTTTAGAAAAATCACAATATTTTAATATGAAAGTAATTTGTGAAAAAGCTGGTGTTAACTATTCAACCTTTAGAGGTTGGAAAAATAATGGAAATGCTCTATCAGAAGAAAAATTAAGATTATTAAAAAATACAATGATCAATGTTTGCAAAGGAGAAGAAAATATGAATGCTACAAGTCAAGAAATCAGACAATTTTTAATTGATAATGGAATTAAAGAATATTCTAGAAAGATTCAAGAATACCCTTATAAAGATGGGACATTTACTGTAATTGATTTTTTAGATAAAGACAATAATGGTGTTGCTATTATTGCTGAAAACTTAACACAAGACATTGAAACAGAGCTTTATGAAAGATTTAATAAATTATATGATAATACTTATAAAATGGAATTAATCGATGATTAATTGAGAGGGTGAAAAAAATGAAAGAAATAAATTTAAACCATGACATGTATATAAATATTGATAGTTTAAGCTGTGGAACAACTGATTTAAAAGTTAAAATAAGCAGAAACTATTATTTTGTAAGAGTAGAAAAAAATAAAATCAATTCTTATATTGATATCAAAGTACAAGATGGCGATTTCAAAAAACGCTTAGGTGGTTCTTCTATAAAAAACAATGCTTTTATATCAAAAGAATTTATTTTAAACATCAAAGAAATAGACGATGCACAAAGAATTGTGAAAAAATATAATCGTTTGTTGAATATGGATTATCTTTGCAAATAGGAGAAAAAATATGAATGGAATATTAGAATTTATCAAAGAAGTATGTGAGGATCTATGTATCTCTATACCTGATAGTATAGTTACAGATGATAAAAAATTCAATCAAGGTACTCAACTAGCTGCATTGGCTTATGAAAACGAAAAATCAATTCTGTATTTAAGAACCAAATATGAATACGGTGATGTTGATATGGCATTTGCTATCGCGCATGAATTAAGACATAAATATCAAATCGATACACATGTCTTTGATTTTGATAATTATAAAACTAGCGATAAGCTTTCTATAAGAGAGTATAATCTTCAAAGTGAAGAAGTAGATGCCAATGCTTACGCATACATCGTTTTGCTAGATTTTTTTAAATTAAAAGTTGATTTCAAATTGCTCTTAAAAGATGATGTCGTTGCTGATACAATTATGAAACGTGTAGATGTTATCGTTGAAAACGAATACGAATATGAATAAATAAAAAAACCTACTCTTGATTGAGTAGGCTTTTTTTTTAATGTAAAATATTCAATTGTTTCTTGACGTCGAATAATTTAACTAAAGTATGGATCAGTTATAATACAATTAAATTTTTACAACTTTAATTATACTACTTAATTATTTACTGTACACTCCCCATTGTTCATTCATTTTTTCAATTTGATATTGATATTTCAAATTTTCTTGTTTTAATTTCTCAATTTGATTATCTTTTTCTATGATTTGAGAACGATATTGAGTATTTTTGGCAAGTAAACAAATATTCAATAAAAGTAATATAATGATGATAATCTTTAATCTTTTCATTCTAAACACCCATTAATTTCAAAATAGTGTTTCTTCCTGCAATTCCATCAACTTTCAATCCTCTATCTGATTGGAATTGTTTTACTGCAGCTTCTAATCCACTACCAAATTTACCTGGACATTCAACACCAGATGGCTCATATCCTCTACACATTAACGCAATTTCTACTGCTGTAACCATGTATTGAGTTTCTTTACGTTTGACATAGTGTTTACCTAAAGCCGATTTACTGTTTTTACCAAAAGCACCATCAACTTTTAAGTTTTTGCCATAGTCCAAATTAATAGCGTGTTGGAAGCATCTAGCAATATTTGCTCGAGTCTTAGGACCATATGCACCATCAGTTGCAATTGAATGACCTGTAAAGTTGAGTGAATGTTGTTGACCTCTTGCAATCAAACTGTCTAAGTTATCATTTTTAGCAGCAGCTGGAACTACAGTGCCTGTGCCTAGTGCACCAGTTGTAGAGTTAACAATGTTATTCTTGAATGTTTGCCATACGTTATCATTTAGTAAACCATTACAGTTTGGGCATAATTTACCATTGACATCGTAATGACGTACAACGTGATCAATATCAATATTGTATTTTTTCATCAATGCACGTGCTAACGCATAAGTATTAGCAAGTGTTTCATCGCAAATATGAACAGTACCATCTTTATGGTTATCACACATTTCGATAGAGATTGAGTTAGCATTTTTAATTGTGCCATAATATGGATGGTGAGCTGATTGACATTTACCACCAACTGCATAAGCAGCATAATTGTCCGGTACAGATTGAGTAACACTATTGTCATCTACGAAATAATGAGCAGATGCTTTAACAACTTCCCTAGCAAAGTATTTTCCATTTGATTCATCGCTATCACCATCATTTGAAGTATAGTGAATGACTAAATATTTAATATCAGCTGTGCTACGTTCACTACCATAATTTTCTTTACGCCCTAAATTTTGTTTCATAACATATCCCATATATGTTAATACCTCCTTTTTTTAAATAAAAAGAGAGTATTTAACTACCCTCTTTGCTTTGTAAATGCAGAAGCTCTATCTCATTTTTCATTTTGGTAACCATACCATTACCACCGAGCGCATGGTATGCATCATACATTTCATTGAAATTATCATATGCATATGTAGGGATTGAACCCCTCTTCATATACTTTTCATGATATTCAATCAATTTCACCCTTAATAAAAGCATTGTACCTTTTGAGTTAGCTTCTCGCATTTCTCTTTCTTTTTTAATTCTTTCATCTCTTACAATCGCATCTTGTTTTGCTTTTTTCTTTTGTTCTTGTAAAAGCCACACAATATACGAAAGAATAACTGGAAGAACAATCGTATAAGTTTTTATTAGAAATTCATACATAATTACTCACTTTCAATTTCTTCCAACTCTGGAAGTCCTGCAACACTTGTTAGAATTGAAACAACACCAGATAAACAACTTGCACTAATAATCATTGCCCAATTGACTTCATTCATGACTGTAGACGTTCCAATTAACGCAACTGCTGTTTGAGCTACTGTTTTGATTGCTCTAATACCTGCAGCTTTCAACCATTGATTAAAATCATATTTTTTAATTTTCAACTCAATCACCCTTTCTAGATAGTTTTAAGCCGTGTCCAGGGCATCAAAAAAAGGGCTTTCGTCCTTTAATTATTTGCTTTGTATATATTTCAATATTGCATATCCTGTAGCATCAGCAAAACCATTTGATTGTCCAACTTGCAATATTAAATTTGTTTTAGTTATTTGAATAGAAATACCATCATGATCTTCATCTTGATGTGCTCGCGGTATCATGTGGTTTGTTCCATCACTCGTTTTCATAAATAAATCACAACTCAATACTCTGTATAAATCTGATATATTATGTTGTACATATTTATCCTTGCTATCAAACCCATTTACGAGTATTACTTTGCAATATATTTTTTTACCATCAATCCATTGCAT